CAACTACACCGCCATCCCGTGGCGCAAGAAGCCCGCAAGCGAGTGCTCCGACGGCCCGCGCTACAAGGCCCTCGGCAACTCCTGGGCCGTTCCCGTCGTGCGCTGGATTGGCCAGCGCATCGACTGCCTTGCCAACCTCGTATAGCCATGAACGCCGTGACACGCATCACCCCCCACGTGCGCCAACTCAACGCCCCCGACGAGCTCAAGGACTTGCCCGGCTGGCTGATGTGGCGGCTCGAGGAGGACGAGCAGGGCAAGGCGCGCAAGATCCCGTTCTACGCCAGCGGCGAGCGCCGCACCGGGCAGAACGGCAGCTCCACCGACCGGGCCAAGCTCACCACGTTCGAGGCCGCGCGCACGGCCGCCGCGCGCCGTGGTTTCGACGGCGTGGGCCTGGCGCTCATGCCCGAGTTCAACGTCACGGTACTCGACTTCGACCACTGCGTGAGCGGCGACCAGGTCGATGCCGAGGTGCTCGCGATGGTCTCAGACACCTACGCCGAGCTCTCGCCCAGCGGCACCGGCGTGCACGCGGTCTACCGCGGGCGCATCGCGAACGCGAAGAGCCCCTCGACCCCCAGCCGCTGGGGCTTCGAGACCTTCAGCGACAAGGGCTTCGTCACCTGGACCGGCAACGTGCTCGAGCTCGTCGAGCTCGTGGGCACCGACAACACGATCGCCCCGCTCAACGACCACGTCGTCGCCGAGGTCAACCGACGCTTCGGCCATCGCGACACCGAGCGCGAGCCGGGCAGCACCGAGCGCCTGGGCCTGACCCTTGAGCGCTGCCGCGCAGCGATCGCCGAGCTCGACGCTGACCTGGGCTTCGAGCACTGGCTGCGGGTGGGCATGGCGCTGCACCACGAGCTCGGGCCCGAGGGCTTCCAGCTCTGGGATGAGTGGTCCAGCCGCGGCGCCAAGTACCGCGGCAGCGACAACCTGATGACCCACTGGAGAACGTTCGGCCGCCACCGCCCGGGCCACGAGCCGGTGACGATGCGCTCGATCGGCAAGATGGTCGGCCGCCCGCTCGACGCGGGCCCGGCCACGGCCGAGGAGTTCGACGCGCTGGTCGACCAGGGGCAGGGGCAGGGCGCATCGCCCGAGCCCGGCGCGGCGCCCAAGGCCCCGCGCTTCGAGTTCCAGCCGGTGCACACGTTCGCCAGCGCCACGGCCAGCGCATGGATCGTCAAGGGCGTGCTGCCCCAGGCGGGCCTGGCAGTGGTCTACGGGGCCAGCGGCAGCGGCAAGAGCTTCGCCGTGCTCGACATGGTCCTGGCCATCGCGCGCGGCACCACGTGGCGCGATCGCAAGGTGCGCCAGGGCAGGGTGGCCTACATCGCCGCCGAGGGCGCTGACGGGTTCAGGAAGCGCCTGGCGGCCTACGCGCAGCACCAGGGCGTGGACCTGAGCACGGTGCCCATGGCGGTGCTCAACGGCGCGCCCAACCTGCTCGAGGTCAAGGACGCGGCCGACCTGGTGGTGGGCGTGCAGGCCTGGGGCGGGGCCGAGGTGATCGTGGTCGACACGCTGGCCCAGACCATGCCCGGCGGCAACGAGAACGCGGGCGAGGACATGGGCCGCGCGCTCGGCCACTGCCGGCGCATTCACGAGAAGACCGGCGCGCTCGTGATCCTGATCCACCACTCAGGCAAGGACCAGGCCAAGGGCGCGCGCGGCTGGTCGGGCCTGCGCGCCGCGGCCGACGCCGAGATCGAGGTGCTGCGCGACGACGCCACCGGCCAGCGCAGCCTGCGCCTGTCCAAGAACAAGGACGGCGAGGACGGCCTGCAGTGGGGGTTCGAGCTGCAGATCGTCCAGCTCGGCGTCGACGAGGACCTGGACCCCATCACCTCCTGCGTGGTGGCCGAGGCCGAGCTCAAGGTCGGGGCGGTGGCCCGAAAGATGGGCCCGGTGGAGACGGTGGTGCACGCCGTGGTCATGGAGATGGCCCAGGCGCAGAGCTCCGGGATCGAGCTCGAGGCGGTGATCAAGGAGTCGATCAGGCGCTTGGCCGAGCCCGACCAGGGCAAGCGCGACACCCGCAAGCAGCACGTCAAGCGCGCGTTGGAGTCGCTCACCAGGGGTGACAGCGCGCCGTTTTGGATCGAAGACGACTGCCTGACGGTGGTCTGAACCATGCAGAAAAACGCAAACACGCGATGCACCGCGTGCACCACGACTGCACCGTGCATCGCGGTGCATGGTGCGGAAGGTCCGCGAACTGCACCGTCTGCACCGCGCCCCTTTAGGGGCGGTGCAGTGGTGCAGCGGATCCGGGGGGTTTGTGGTGATTTTTGCGAACTGGAACGGAAAGGCTTCGAGTGATGGCTTCGGTGCGGGATCTTGCAAAAAAGCGCATGGTCGCGGTCAACGACCAGCGCCGGCGCATCGGCCAGGATCACCCTGGCGCGGTGCTCACCGACCACGAGGTCGAGCTGGTGCACCGGCTGCGCGAGGAGGGTCTGAGCCTGGGCGAGATCGCCCGCAAGATGGAGGTGAGCAAGGGCTGCGTCTGGAAGATCGTGAGCGGCTACCGGCGCGGGCAGGTGCCCGCCGGCTGGGTGCGTGTCCGTGACCGCGGCGGGCGCTCGTAGAGTTGCACCATGCCTGGAGGACGACCCACTCACTACCGCCCCGAGTACTGCGAGCTCGCCGTCGAGCTCGGTGCTCAGGGCAAGAGCCTGGCGCAGATCGGCGCGGCCTGTGGCGTGGCGCGCGTGACGCTGTGGGAATGGGCTGAGAAGCACCCCGAGTTTGGGAAGGCCATCGCGCGCGCACGGGACTTGGCGCTGGCCTGGTGGGAAGAGCAGGCGCACATCGGCATGTGGGAGTCGCCTGAAGGCGCGCGGCTGAACCCGCAGCTCTGGTCGCGGTCGATGGCCGCGCGCTTCCCGGACGACTACCGCGAGAGCAAGAAGACCGAGATCAGCGGCCCCGATGGTGGGCCGGTCAAGACTCAGGTGGTGGTGAGCACCGGCGTGCCCCAGGCCCCGCTCGAGGCCGACGACCTGGTGTGACCCGCACCATCGACCTGGGCTATCGCCCGCGCGCCTGGCAGCGCGAGTGCCACCTGAGCCGCCGGCGCTTCACGGTGCTGGCGCTGCACCGCCGGGCCGGCAAGACCGAGCTCGCGCTGCGTGAGCTCGTCGACAAGGCGCTGCGCTTCGAGCAGGAGCTCGGGCTCTTCTTCTACGTCGCGCCGCTGCTCAAGCAGGCCAAGGCGATCGCGTGGCTGCGCCTCAAGCAGATCGTGCTGCCGCTGCAGCTCGCGGGCCTGGCCGAGGTCAACGAGTCCGAGCTCTGGGTGCGGTTCACGGCCAACGGCGCCATGGTGCGCGTGTACGGCGCCGACTCGCCCGACCGCATGCGCGGCGTGCGCCTGGACGGCGTGGTGCTCGACGAGGTGGCGCAGATGTCGCCCGAGGTGTGGGACGACATCCTGCAGCCTGCGCTGTCCGACCGCCTGGGCTGGGCGCTGTTCATCGGCACGCCCAAGGGCGTGAACCTGTTCAGCCAGCTCTTCTTCGCCTCACGCGACAAGCCCGACTGGCACGCCGCGCTCTACACGGTGCACGACACCGACTCGATCCCGGCCAGCGAGGTGATCCGCCTGCAGGCCGAGATGAGCGAGATGAGCTGGCGGCGCGAGTACCTGTGCGACTTCAGCGCCGCGGGCGACGAGCAGCTCGTGAGCCTGGCCGACGTCGAGGAGGCGGCCCGGCGCCACCTGCGCCGCGACCAGTACGACTTCGCGCCGGTGATCCTGGGCGTGGACCCCGCGCGCTTTGGCGACGACCGCAGCGTCATCGCCACGCGCCAGGGCCTGCACTGCCGGCCGTTCCGCGTCTACACGAAGATCGACAACATGTCGCTGGCCGCGCACGTGGCGCAGGCCATCGAGGACACGCGGGCCGATGCGGTGTTCGTCGACGCCGGCAACGGTGCGGGCGTGATCGACAAGCTGCGCCAGCTCGGCTACGAGGTGACCGAGGTGCACTTCGGGGGCCGCCCGGGCAAGCCGCGCTACCTCAACAAGCGCGCCGAGATGTGGTGCGAGATGCGCGACTGGGTCGCCGCCGGGGGCGCGATCCCCAACGACGTCGCGCTCAAGCAGGACCTGGCTGCGCCGACCTACAAGTTCGACGTGCAGGACCGCCTGGTGCTCGAGAGCAAGGATGAGCTCAAGGCGCGCGGCCTGCCATCGCCAGACCTGGGCGACGCGCTGGCGCTCACGTTCGCGTTCCCGGTGCGCAAGGAGCGCAACCTGCGCGCCGAGGCGGCGATGCAGGGTGGCGTGCGCATGGCCGGGCACGACGTGTCGGTGGTCACCGGGTTCGACCCGCTCGGCCGCATGTAGCCGCCGTGTCCGTGGGCCCGCGGGCCGTGCGCACAATGCCGCGCATGTGTGCCGTGGGCTCGAGCCAGGAGACCTCCATCGCCGCCACCACGCCCGCGGGTGTCGGCGGCTCCATGCGCGAGTCCGCAGGCCCCGGCGCCACTGGCGCACGGCGCGTGGCCGGTGGCCGGGCACGGGGCACGCTGCTCACCGGCGCGGGCTTCGAGGGCGGCGGCTCGCTGCTGACCGGCTCACCGATGCCCGCCCCTGGCCGTCCCGCGATCACGATGGAGCGCTGAAACGTGTGCATGTCCACCCCCTCGATGCCCCCGCCGCCCCCGCCTCCGCAGGAGGTCAAGCAGCCCGACTCGATGGCGCAGCGCCGCGCGCGGCGCACCGCCGGCATGGGTGGCGGCACGATGCTGACCGGCCCGTCGGGCGTGGCGGCGAGCTCGCTGAACACGGGTGGCACCTCGCTGCTGGGCGGCTGATCGATGTACTCCCTCGGGCCCGAGGCGGCTGAGACCTACGGCGGCGCCGGCAGCGACATCAACCGCAAGCTCGCGCGCCTGGCCGCGCTCAAGGCCGAGCGCTCGAGCTGGGACAACCACTGGCTGCAGATCGCGCAGTACCAGTTCCCGCGCGCCGGCCGGTTCCTCACGGCCGACACGAACGAGGGCAAGAAGAAGAACCAGCTCATCTACGACAACACCGCGGTGTTCGCGGTGCGCACGCTGGCCGCCGGCATGATGTCGGGCGTGACGAGCCCGGCGCGCCCCTGGTTCCGCCTGGGCCTGGCCGACAAGGCGCTCATGGAGTTCGGCCCGGTCAAGCAGTGGCTGTACGACGTGACCGAGCTCATGCGCGCGGTGTTCGCCGCCTCGAACACCTACAACACGCTGCACGGGTGCTACGAGGAGCTCGGTGCGTTCGGCACCTGGGCCGACGTGCTGCTGCCCGACTTCGACAACGTCGTGCACCACTACCCGATGACGGTCGGCGAGTACTACCTCGCGCACGACAACCGCGGCCGGGTGGACACCCTGGCGCGCGAGATGAAGATGACGGTCGGCCAGATGGTCGGCCAGTTCGGCAAGGAGTCGTGCTCGCGCGCGGTGAGCAACCTCTACGACCGCGGCGCCTACGACGTGTGGGTCGACGTGGTGCACCTGATCCAGCCGCGGCGCAACCGCGAGCCGGGCAAGCGCGACGCGCGCAACATGGCCTGGGAGTCGTGCTACTTCGAGCCCGGCAAGGAAGCCTTCGACAAGTACCTGAGCGAGTCGGGGTTCAAGCGCTTCCCCGTGCTGGCCCCGCGCTGGACGGTCACGGGCAACGACATCTACGGGCGCAGCCCGGGCATGGAGGCGCTCGGCGACGTCAAGCAGTTGCAGTTCGAGCAGCAGCGCAAGGCCCAGGCGATCGAGTACCAGGTCAACCCGCCGCTGCAGGTGCCCACGGCCTACAAGGACGCGGCGCAGTCGCGCCTGCCGGGCGGGGTCATGTACGTCGATGCGATGTCGCCCGGGGGCGGTGTGCGCTCGGCGTTCGACGTCAACCTGCGCTTGGACTACCTGATGGACTCGATCCGCGACACGCGCGATCGCATCCGCCAGGCCTACTACGCCGACCTGTTCCTGATGCTGGCGCAGCAGCCGGCCAACGGCCGCATGACCGCCACCGAGGTGGCCGAGCGCCACGAGGAGAAGCTGCTCATGCTCGGGCCCGTGCTCGAGCGCATCCACAACGAGCTGCTCTCGCCGCTCATCGACATCACGTTCGAGCGCTGCTCCGAGGCGGGCATCCTGCCACCGGCCCCGCCCGAAATCCAGGGCGTGAACCTGGAGATCGAGTTCATCAGCGTGCTGGCCCAGGCGCAGCGCGCGGTGGCCGTGAACGGCATGGAGCGGCTGCTCTCCACCGCCGTGAACCTGGCGCCGGTGAAGCCCGACATCCTCGACAAGCTCAACTTCGACCAGGTGGTCGACGACATGGCCAACGCGTTTGGGGTCAACCCGGCGCTGATCGTGAGCGACCAGGATGTGGCTGCGGTGCGCGCCGCGCGCGCCCAGGCCCAGCAGGCCGCGCAGTCGGCCGCCACCGCCCCGCAGGTGGTGGACAGTGCCAAGACAGCCAGCGAGATCAACACCGACCAGCTCCGCGACGTGATGGGCATGCTGCAGGGCTACAGCTCGCCGAGCCCGGCGATGGTGCAGTAGCGCCCGTGTCCGTGTGCGCCAGGCGCGCGCCTACCATCCGCGCCATCAGTCATGCGAGATCCGATCGAACCTGGTGACGAGCACGAAGAGCAGCAGGCCCACGCGGTCAAGGCGCTCAAGCGCAAGCAGCAGGTCGAAGACTTCAAGTGGCTGATGGCCCACGCTCAAGGGCGGCGCATCGTGAGCCGTCTGCTTGAGGAGTCTGGGGTGCATCGCACGTCGTTCAACCACAGCGGCAGTGTGATGGCCTTCAACGAAGGCAAGCGTCACCTCGGTCTGTACCTCATGGCAGAGATCCTCGAAATCGCGCCCGAGAGCTACGTGAAACTCCTCAAGGAGTACCGAGTTGAGTGACGACGCGCAGGGAACCGGGACACCGACCACGACCCCCGGGGAACAGCCAGCAGCGACCGGGGGCGACCCTGGTCAGACGAGCGTGCAGAGCGGCGCACCCGCGGCACCGGCGCAACCGCAGCCGAAGCCCGAGCCCGAGCCCGAGCCCGACTACGCGTTCGAGATGCCAGACGGCATCGAGCTCGACAAGAGCAGCACCGACGAGTTCGTCGCGATCGCCAAGGAGCTGAAGCTCCCGGGGGACGCGGCGAAGAAGCTGGTGGACCTGGAGGTCAAGCGCATCCGGGCCCAGCAGCAAGCTCACACGGCGCTGGTCGAGTCGTGGGCCGAGCAGGTCAAGGCCGACAAGGAGATCGGGGGCGACAAGCTCCAGGAGAACCTGGCCGTGGCCCGCAAGGCGCTCGATCAGTTCGGCACGCCGGAACTGAAGGAGCTGCTCAACAGCACCGGGATGGGCAACCACCCCGAGCTGGTCAAGCTGGCCTTCAAGATCGGCAAAGCGATCAGCGAGGACGGGTTCGTGCGTGGCGCTCCGAAGAGCCCCTCGACCGAGAGCGACCTCGCCAAGAGTCTGTTTCCCTCCATGAAGTAAGGACCCCATCATGCCTCTGTTGTCCGCGAACAACCCGACCCTCATCGACGTCGCCTCGCGACTCGACCCCAGCCTCAACGTCGACAAGATCGTCGAGATGCTGGCCGCCACCAACCCCATCCTGAACGACATGACGTTCATGGAAGGCAACCTGCCCACCGGTCACAAGACCACCGTGCGCACGGGCCTGCCGGGCGTCACCTGGCGCAAGCTCTACGGCGGCGTGCAGCCGTCCAAGAGCACGACCGCGCAGGTCACCGACTCGTGCGGCATGCTCGAGGCCTACGCCGAGGTCGACAAGGCCCTGGCCGACCTGAACGGCAACGCCGCCGCGTTCCGCCTGTCCGAGGACAAGGCCTTCATCGAGGCGATGTCGCAGGAGATGGCGCAGACGCTGTTCTACGGCAACGAAGGCACCGAGCCCGAGGCGTTCACGGGCTTTGCGCCGCGCTTCAATTCGCTGTCGTCGCAGAACGCCGACAACATCATCGACGCCCAGGGCGCCAGCACCGACAACACCTCGATCTGGCTGATCGTGTGGGGCCCCAACACCTGCCACGGCATCTATCCGAAGGGCAGCACCGGCGGCGTGCAGATGCGTGACCTCGGCGAGGTGACGGTCGAGAACGTCGACGGCAACAGCGGCCGGGCCCAGATGTACCGCTCGCACTACCGCTGGGACTGCGGACTCACGGTGCGCGACTGGCGCTACATCGTGCGCATCGCCAACGTCGACGTGTCCGACCTCACCACGGTCGCCAACACGAAGAACCTGATCAACTGGATGATCCAGGCCGCCGAGCGCATCCCGTCGTTCGGCGCCGGGCGGGCCGCGTTCTACGTGAACCGCAACATCCGCGAGAAGCTGCGCCTGGGCATCCTGGAGAAGGTCGCCAGCAACCTGACCTTCGAGTCGGTGGCCGGCAAGCGCGTGCTCACCTTCGACGAGATCCCGGTGATGCGCACCGACGCGCTGCTCAACACCGAGGCCCGCGTGGTCTGACCCGCGGCACTCTGACACGAAAGGAACCCTGACCATGATCCTCGACGAACGCAACGAGTTCTGCGACAACCAGGCCCTCAACACGGGCGCCGCAGGCACCTACAACCTGGCCGACCAGATCGACCTGGGCCTCGCCGGCCGCGGCATCGGCGAGCCGGGCGACCAGCTCTACCTGGTGCTGCAAGTGGGCGCCACCGGCATCGCGGCGGGCTCGGCCGGCACGGTCCAGTTCCAACTGGCCTCCGACGACAGCGCCACGCTCGCCACCAACGGCACGCAGTCCATCCACCTGCAGACCCGCGCCTTTACCACCGGCACCGGCACGGCGACCACGACCCTGGCCCCGGGAACGGTGCTTGGCGTGTTCGCGCTGCCGATCGAGGGCGTCGTGTACGAGCGCTACCTCGGCGTGCAGCAGGTCACCGGCACGGCGGCTGTCACGGGCGGCACGATCGACGCGTTCCTCACGCCGACGCCGCGCGCCTGGAAGGCCTACGACGCGCCGTTCCAGCTCTGACCTGAAAGGTGACGCATGAGAGTCAAGGTCACGCAACCTGCGTTCTTTGGCGGCGTGCGTCGCCGCGTCGGAGAGGTGCTCGAGGTGCCTGCTGGCACCAAGGGCGCCTGGTTCGTGGAGGTGCCTTCGGGCGCCTCCGCGGCCCCGGCCGAGAAGGCCAAGAAGCCGAAGGCTGATGCCGCGCCTGTCGCGCTGTCGGAGATCGGCAAGACGAAGTCGGTCGGACCGCTCGACCTGATCTGACACCCAACGCTCGCAGGCCACCATGACCACCGTCATCCTCGAAGAGACCTCCGACCCCCGCGGCACCGGCCGCAAGTCCCTGTGGCGCGGCGTGGACGGCTCGGGCCTGGTGAGCTCGGTGCAGAAGAAGTGGCGCGACAGCTTCACCGGCCCCCTGGCCAGCAACTGGGACGTCACCACCTCGGGCGGTGTCACGGCCACCAACAGCGCCGGCGTGCTCACGATCGCCTCGGGCACCACCGCCGGCGGCTTCGCCGAGCTGCTCTCCAAGGAGAGCTTCACGATTCCCTTCCGCGTGATGGCCGGCGTGCAGTCGGGCGCCACGCGCCAGGCCAACACGCACCACCTGATCGAGCTGGTCTCGGTCGACTCGACCACGGGCCTGCCTGATGGGCGCCACTCGATCGACGTCGACATCGGTGGCGCCGCCTCGACCACGGTCACTCAGGCCGTCTACGGCACGCAGAACGGCGGCCTCACGCCGCTGCTGTCGGCCGCGAGCACCATCATCTCGACGGCCACCTACAGCGTGCTGGAGCTTGAGCCGTTCGCCGACGAGGCCTACTGGCACTCGCGCGCGCTCGACTCGACGGCGGGCCGCGCCAACAGCTACGTGCGCCAGCAGCAGATCCCCGACCCGACGGCGCTCTACAAGGTGCGCATCCGCTCGCTGAACCATGCGGCGTGGAGGTCGGTGACGGGCGCGGTGGCCGGCACGGGCGGTGTGATCCGCCTGACGGTCACGGCGCACGGCTACGCGACCAGCAACACCGTGTGGGCCGAGGCGCTCAACGGTGTGCTCAACGGCACCGCCGAGGTGCGCGGCAACTACGTCATCACCTCGGTCGACGCCAACACGATCGAGCTGCAGGGCACCACGTTCGCCGGGGCCTACGCCGCGGGCTCAGGCCGCGTGGCGCTGGCCGCCGCGCCGGCCGCCATCAGCCTGCAGTTCCAGTTCGTGAACGTGCAGGACTACGCCGAGCTCACCGCCGAGATCACCGCCGGCCGCGGCCAGGCCGTGCAGGGCCAGGCGGTGGGCGTGCAGCTCGTCGGGGCACCTGCGGCAACGACACCGATCGGCCAGGTCATCGCCGCAGGCCCCGCCGCGCACGATGCGGTGGTGTCGGGCAACCCGATGCGCATCGCCGGCCGGGCGCTGTCGGCGGCCTACGCGACGGTCGCCACTGGCGACGTCGCCGACCTGGTCACGACGCTGCAGGGCGTACTGGTCACCAGACCCTGGCAGATCCCCGAGCTCGAGTGGAGCTACGCGGCGGCCGGCTCGGGTATCGTCAACACCACGACGGCGGTCACGTTCCGCGCGGCGGCGGGCGCCGGCCTGCGCAGCTACGTCACCTCGATTCAGGTGATGTCCGAAGCGCTGACCAACGCGACCGAGCTGGCGATCCGCGACGGCGCCGGCGGCACCGTGCTGTGGCGCACGCGCATTCCTACCGGTGGCCTGCCGACGATGAACATCGTGTTCGCCAGCCCGCTGAAGAGCACGGCCAACACGCTGCTGGAGGTGCTGACGCTGTCGGCTTCTGGCGCCGGCGCGGTCTACTTCAACGCCCAAGGCTTCACCGCCGCGTAAGGGGGCCCAATGGTCACCATCCTCGCCGCCGAGTTCGTCGGCACCGGCTGGTTCGTCCAAGCCACCGTCGAGGACGACCACGGTTCCCGGCGCGGCTCGTACCTGCTCGACCTGCCTGAGCATGCGAGCCGCGAAGACATCGAGCGCGCCATCCTGGCGCTGTACACCTGATGGCCAGCGCCGTCGACATCGCCAACACCGCCTTGAGCCACATCGGGGCGGACGCGGTCGTCACCTCCCTGAGCCCGCTCGACGGCAGCGTCGAGGCCGGGCACTGCGCGCGGTTCCTGCCGATCGCCCGCCAGGCCGTGCTCTCGGCCGAGTACTCGTGGGCGTTCGCCCGCAAGCGCGTGGTGCTGGCCGAGCTCACCAACGACTCGACCGAGTGGGCCTACAAGTACCAGGTGCCCAGCGACTGCCTGCGCACCCGCAAGGTGCTCGCGCATGACGTGGCCGACACGCCCGAGCGCGGCACGGCCAAGTACGAGCGCGAGGGCGATGCGCTCTACACCAACCAGCCCGAAGCGACGCTCATCTACACGCGCGACGTCACCGACACGACGCGCTACCCGGCCGACTTCGTCTCGGCGCTCGGCATGATCCTGGCGGGCTACCTGGCCGGGCCGATCATCAAGGGGGCCGACGGGGCCCGGCTTGGGGGCGCCTGGGCCACGCGCGGCTACGACGCGATGCGCTCGGCCGCGGCCAACGACGCCAACGCGAGCAAGGACACCGCCGACTACACGCCGGCCTCGATCACCGCGCGCGCATGAAGACGCTGCTGCGCTCATTTGCTGCGGGCGAACTGACCCCCGAGCTGTACGGGCGCATCGACCTCGCCAAGTACCAGACCGGCCTGGCGCTGTGCCGCAACTTCACGGTGCTGCCGCACGGGCCCGCCGCGCGCCGCCCGGGCTACGAGCACGTCATCGAGGCGCGCGACAGCACCAAGGCCGTGCGCCTGCTGCCGTTCAGCTACGCGGCCGACCAGACCGTGGTGCTCGAGTTCGGTGACCAGTACATCCGCTTTCACGTCAACGGCGACACGCTGCTCGAGGCGAGCAAGGCCATCGTCAGCATCGTGGGCTCGACCGTCACGGTCACCAGCCACGGCTGGTCGAGCGGCGACGACGTGTTCATCGGCAACCGCTTCCACCGCATCACCTCCACCGGCGCCAACACGTTCACGACCGCCGACCGCTGGGGCGCGGCCACCGTCGCCTCGGGCACCACCGCCGCGCGCGCCTACACGATCGCAAGCCCGTACCTCGAGGCCGACCTGTTCGCGCTGCACTTTGCGCAGGACAGCGACATCCTCACCATCACCCACCCGGGCTACGCCGCGCGCGAGCTCGCCCGCGTGGGCGCCACCAACTGGACGCTGACCTCGATCAGCTTCGCGCCGAGCGCCACGATCCCCACCGGCGTGGGCGTGGTAGCCACGGTGGGCACCGCCGGCAACCAGAACCCGCACAGCTACGTGGTCACCTCGATCGCGGCCGACGGTGTGACCGAGTCGCTTGCCTCGGCCGTGGTGAGCGCCAACAACAACCTCACCGTCAGCGGCAACTACAACACCGTCTCCTGGTCGGCCGTGGCCGGCGCCACGCGCTACCGCGTCTACAAGCGCCGCGGCGGGTCGTTCGGCTACATCGGCGCCACCACCGGCCTGAGCGTGGTCGACGACAACGTGCTGGCCGACACCACCGTCACGCCGCCCGAGGACATCTATGACCTCAACAGCGGCGCAGGCGACTACCCGGCGGCCGTCACCTACTACGAGCAGCGCCGCTGGTTCGCGGGCACCGCTGACGAGCCGCAGACGGTGTGGGCCACGCGCAACGGCACGCAGTCGAACCTGACCTCGAGCCTGCCCTCGCAGGACGACGACGGCCTGGAGTTCCGCATCGCCGCCCAGCAGCAGAACGCGATCCGCCACCTGCTGCCACTGGCCGACATCATCGCGCTGACCGTGGGCGGGGAGTTCCGCATCTTCGCCGACAGCGCGCCCAACATCACGCCCACAAGCCTGTCGATCAAGCCGCAGGGGTTTACGGGCGCGTCGAACGTGCAGCCCGCGCTCACCTCGGGCTCGATTCTGTACGTGCAGGCGCAGGGCTCGCGCATCCGCGAGCTCGCCTACAACTGGCAGAACAGCGCCTACGTGTCGATCGACATCTCGATCATGGCGCCGCACCTGTTCAACGGCTACAGCATGGTCGACCTGGCCTACGCGCGCGCCCCGGTGCCCACGCTCTGGGCCGTGCGCTCCGACGGCACGCTGCTGGGCATGACCTACGTGCCCGAGCAGCAGGTCTACGGCTGGCACCAGCACACCACCGACGGCACGTTCGAGAGCGTGTGCGTGGTGAGCGAGGGCCTGGAGGACGTGCTCTACGTGGTCGTGCGCCGCACCGTCAACGGCCGCAGCGTGCGCTATGTCGAGCGCCTGCGCTCGCGCCTGTTCACGGCCCAGGAGGACGCGTTCTTCGTCGACTCGGGCCTCACCTACGACGGCGCGCCGGTGAGCTCTCTCTCGGGCCTGTGGCACCTCGAGGGCGAGAGCGTGCAGATCCTGGCCGACGGCGCGGTGCACCCGCCGCGCACCGTCACGGCCGGGGCCGTCACGCTTGATGACAGCTACAGCGTCGTGCACGTGGGCCTGCCCTACGTGTCGGACCTGCAGACGCTGCCGCTCGCGCTCGAGGGCGCCGCCGCGGGCGGGCAGTTCCTGCGCAAGAACGTCAACTCCGTGGCGCTGCGCGTGACGCAGTCGAGCGCGGTCAAGGCCGGGCCCTCGTTCGCCAAGCTGACCGAGTACCCGATCCGCGACCACACCGACCCCTACGACTCGCCGCCCGCGCTGCGCACCGGCGAGCTGCGCTTCGCGGTGAGCCCGAGCTGGAACAGCGACGCCGCCGTGTGCGTGCGCCAGGACCAGCCGCTGCCGCTCACCCTGCTGTCGATGGCGCTTGATGTCGCGACCGGCGGTTGAGATCGTCGCGCCCAGCGCGGCGCTCATCGCCTCGCTCGCCACGCGGCTGCGCGCGCAAGACCTCGAGGAGCTGCGCGCGGCCGGCTGGAGCGATCCGCACCAGGCACTGACGACCTCAATCGAGCGCTCGCGCTGGGCCCTGGTGGCCCTGATCGACGGCGAGCCCGCGGCACTCTACGGCTGCGGCGAGCACGGCACCGTGCTTGCGCCGGTCGGCGTGCCGTGGCTGCTCGGCACCGAGCTCGTCTCGCGCCACGCGCGTGTCCTTCAGCGCTACGCCCGGGCCTACATTGCCGCCATGCTGGCCGACTACCCGCGCCTGTACAACGCCGTGCACGCCCGCAACACCGTGGCCGTGCGCTGGCTGAAGCGGCTCGGGTTCGAGTTCGGGCCGGCCGTGGCCGTGCCGCCGCACGGTGAGCCGTTCTACCCGTTCGAGATGCGACGCGATGTGTGAGCCAACGACCATCGCCCTGGTGGCCACCGCCGTGGCCGGCGCGACCGCCGCGGCCGGCCAGTACCAGCAGGGCCAAGCCGCCAAGCAGATGGCGAGCTACAACGCCACGATGGCTGAGTACGCTGCGCAGGACTCGCAGCGCCGCGGCGAGGAAGACGCCGCCGCCATCCAGCGCAAGGCCGCCGGGCTCAAGGGCACGCAGCGCGCGCTCATGGCCAGCCGCGGCCTTGACCTCGGCACGGGCACCGCCGCCGAAATCCAGGACCAGACCGACTTCTTCGGCGAGACCGACGCCGCCACGGCGCGGGGCAACGCTGCGCGCGAGGCCTGGAGCTCCCGGGCCCGCGGCGCGCTCGAGAGCTACGAGGGCCGCATGGCCGCGCGCAACGCCAACATGCAGGCGTTCTCCACGCTGCTGGGCACCGCTGGTTCGGTGGCCGGCAAGTGGAACACCTACAAGGGCGGCTGACCCATGCCCCAGGTTCCGCTGTACGAGGGCCCGCAGGTCCGCACCCAGGCGCTGCAGCCGGTGTTCGGGCGCACGCCCGACGTGAGCTCGGGCACCCAGGCGCTGGCGCGCGCGGCCGGCGTGATCGGCGAGGTGGCCGATCGCGAAGCGACCCGGCGCGCCGAGACCGAGGCCAACCGCATCGACGACGAGATCACGCGCGGCTGGCTGGAGTGGGACGCGGCCAACCGGCCCAAGTATCGCGGGCAGAACGTCGAGCAGTACCAGGCCGAGGCCACGAAGTGGTGGGACGACGCGAAGACCTCCTACGCCGGCAACGCCTCGCCCATGGCGCAGGCGCGCGTGGGCCAGGTGCTCGGGCGCAAGCGCAACCAGGCCTTTGGCTCGGTGTCGAGCTACGTCAACTCCGAGAAGGAGCGTTTTGCCGACGACCGATCCGAGGCTGCCGCGCAGAGCTCGATCGAGTTCGGCGTTGACACCGGCGACACCGCGGGCGCTGCCGCGCGCGTGCGCCAGATCGCCGCTGAGAAGGGTGCGCGCAAGGGCTGGACCACCGAGCTCGTGCAGGCCGAGCAGCAGCGCCTGCTGGGCACCCTGCACGTGACGCACATCCAGCGCCTGGTCGAGCGCGACGCGGCCAAGGCCCAGGCCTACTACGATGCGAACAAGGGCGAGATCCCGGCCACGGCGCAGCCGCGCGTGGAGCAGGTGCTCAAGGGCGAGGCCGACAACCAGTTCGCGACGCAGTTCGCCGCGCGCGTGGCCACGAAGCCCCTGAGCGAGCAGCTCGCCGAGGCGGCGACGATCGAAGACCCGACGCGCCGCGACAAGGCGCTCACGCAGATCCGCAACAACCAGGCCATGGTCAAGGCCGCGCAGCAGGAGCGCGAGGCGGCTGCGAGCGATCAGGCCTGGCAACTGGTGGGGCAGGGCAAGAAGGTGCCCGAGACGCTGCTCGCGCAGATGGACGGGCGCAACCGCGTGCAGCTCCAGGACTACGTCAAGGAGAAGGCCAAGCAGGCCGCCACGGGCACGCCGGTCAAGACCGACTGGGCCAGCTACATCGACGCGCGCGAGAAGCTCGCCGCGGGCGAGAAGGTCAACCTGGTGGCGCTCACGACCAAGATCGCCCCGGCTCAGATGGAGCAACTGCTCGACATCCAGACCAAGGCCCGCACGCCGTCGAAGGCGCCCGAGGTGGCGACCTCCGAGCAGCAGCTTGCCGCGTTCACGCGCTCGCTCGATCTCAAGGGCGAGAACGTGGGCAAGTTCCAGTCGGCCGCCTACGACCTGTTCAACGAGCACCTCAAGCGCACCGGCAAGGAACCCACCTACGACGAGCGCGAGAAAATCATGCGCGACTTGAATCGCGAGATCGTCACGAAGCCCGGGTTCTTGTGGGACACGAAAGGCCCCGCGTTCAAGGCCGACCGTGAGGTGCGCAACAAGGCGCTCGGTGTGGGCGCCGCGCCGGCCGCCCCGGTGCGCATTACCACCACCGAGGAGTGGGCCCGGCTGCCCAAGGGCGCCGTCTACATCGACCCCCAGGGCAATCAGCGCACCAAGCAATGAGCTGGCAGAACGACCCCATCACGCCGCCGGCCCAGCCCCGCGCTCCCGCTGCCCCCTGGGACAAGGACCCGATCGTGGGCCCGACCCCGCGCCAGGTCCTGAGCACCGCCGTCACGATCAAGCCCGACGCGATGGCCGAGGCCGAGCGCCTGGCCAAGCGCTACCCGGCGCCGGCCGAGGTCATCGTGCAAGACCTCGAGACCTACCGGCTGCAAGAGGTGCTCGACCTCTCGGACAGCGACCTGCAGAAGGCGCCGATGCTGCGCGAGCTGATGCGCCGCGACGTCAAGCTCGCGACGATGGCGCAGGACGACATCCCGGTGCTGACCAAGGTCGGCAACTTCGTCGGCGACCTGGGCGGCGCCATGAAGGCCGGCGTGTTCCGCGCGAGCCGCGGCGCCGCGGGCACGTTTCAGGCGGGGCTCGAGCTCGTCGCGCCGGCACTGGACATCTTCGAGCCCGTCGACCCGCTGGCCACGAGCCCGGGCCTGCTGCCCCGCGTGCCGTTGCCGGGCGGCAACCCGCTGCGCCGCCTGGCCGAGGGTTTCGCGCTGCAGGGCCAGGCGGCTGGGCAGACAGCCCAGGCCGCGCGCCCCAAGACCGAGGGTGTCATCGAGGGCGGGTTCTTCAGCGGCATCGAGTCGCTCACGCAGAACCTGATCACGCTGCCCGCGGCGTTCCTGCCGGGCGGCCAGGGGTTCGCGCTGTCGGGCATGACCGCGTTCACCGGCGGCGACGCCTACCAGCAGGCGCGCGAGAAGGGGCTGGCGCCATCGCAAGCGCTGCCGTTCGCCGCCTCGCAGGCCGCGATCGAGTACGCCACCGAGAAGCTGCCGCTGGGCGCGCTGCTCAAGGACGTCAAGGCCGGCGCCGGGTTCCTGCAGATCCTGGGCCGCCAGGTGCTGCTGGAGGTGCCCGGCGAGCAGATCGCCACCGTGCTGCAAGACCTCAACGAGTGGGCGGTGCTCAACCCTGAAAAGCCGTTCACGAGCTACCTCGAGGAGCGCCCGAGCGCCGCGGCGCAGACGCTCGTCGCCACGATCGTGGGCACTGGCGGCAACGTCGCGGTGGCCAAGGGGCTGGAGGCCATGATCTCGCGCGCCACGCGCGACGGCGCCAACATGCAGCGCGCAGGTCTCACGGCCCAGGCACTGGAGCAGGCGCTCAAGGCGGCCGAGGCCTCCAAGCTGCGCGAGCGCTCGCCCGAGCAGTTCCGCGCGCTGATGGCCGAGATGGCCGAGGACGGCTCGGTGTACGTCGACGCCGAGGTCCTGAACCAGATGCCGGCCGAGCTGCTGCAGCGCATGGAGGGTGTGGCCGAGGCGCTGCCCGAGGCGCTGCTCGCCAACGCGCCGGTGGCGGTCAAGCTCGCCGACGTGCTGACAGTGACACCCGGCACGCCCCAGGCCGAGGTGTTCATGCAGAACGCCCGCAGCGCGCCCGACGCGCCGAGCCTGGTCGAGGCCGAGGAGGCGGGCAAGCAGGCGCAGCAGTTCCTGCAGCAGGAGGCCCAGCGCGTCATCGCCCAGGCGCAGGATCAGGAGGCCATGCGCGCGAGCTCCGAGGCCGTGCGCCAGTCGATTCTCACCGACCTCAACACGGCCGGGCGCTACCGCGGCCAGGTCAACGAGGGCATGGCCTCGTGGGCCAGCGCGTTCTACACGGCCTACAGCGCGCGCCTGGGGATCACGCCCGAGGAGATGTACCAGCGCTACCGGCTGCGCGTGCTGGGGCAGGCGACGGGGCAGGGTGAGGTGCTCAATGCGCAAGGCGGGATGGCGCTGGCCGATGTGCAGGCGCAGTGGGACGCTGCCGGCATCCGCAACGCGATGTTCGAGCGCGACGGCCTGATCACGCTGTCGCAGATCATCGTGCCGAAAGATCAGCGCGGCCAGGGCGTGGGCACCACGGCAATGCAGGCGCTGCTCGACTACGCCGACCGCACCGGCCAGCGCATCGCGCTGTCGCCGTCGGCCGACTTCGGCGGCAACAAGAAGCGCCTGGTGGAGTTCTACAAGCGCTTCGGGTTTGTCGAGAACAAAGGGCGCAACAAGGACTTCGCGGTCTCTGAGACGATGATCCGCGAGCCGCGCCAGGTCTTCGAGCGGGCGCCTGCCGCGCCCGCACTCGACGCCGACACCATCGACGGGCTCATCGCCGACTACGGCACGCAGTTCACCAACCGGGTCGAGATCGAGCGCGCGTTCGCTGACGGCGACCTGGTGTTCGCTGCGCACGAGATGATGGACGAGCCCGCGCAGGTCACGACCCCGGAGATGCTGGCGAGCTACACGCCCGACCAGCTCTACGTCGTGCCGCGCGCGCAGGCGGCTGCGCTGCTGGGGCAGGGCGGGGTGCTGAACCAATCCGTCAGCACCCGCCTGCCAACTGCAAAGAAAGCCACCGAGAACCCGCTCGAGGAGATGCTGGTCATCGGCCTGGACGCGGCCAAGGCCGACCCCAAGGCTTTCGAGAAGAACGCCGAGCTGATCCGCCAGTACCCCAACTTCCGCGACAACAAGTCGGCCAACACCGCCGACAAGGCCGCCGAGCAGTTCATCCGCCACGTGGTGGACAACCTGCTCTGGCTGTACGACCAGGTGCCGGCCACAACCCGCGAGCGCTCGAAGCTCTGGTACGACGGCGCCCGGGCGATCGTCGACCGCTGGGTGCCGAAGTACAACGTCACCGATGCGCAGACCGCCGGCATGCTGGCGGTGCTCTCGCCGCAGAAGGACTGGTTCCAGAACGTCAGCCTGGCCGAGCGCGTGCTCGACATCATGTCGACCAAGCAGGACTTCGCCTGGTCCGAGGAGATGTCGGCCACGGCCGCGGGCATCGGTGCGCTGAATCCTGAAGACGTCGGCGAGATCACCGGCAAGAAGCTCGGCGAGATCGACAGCGACTACCTGCAGGCCATGTGGGTGCGGGTCTACGATCAGACCTACAACGAGCGCGGCTATCGCGTGGTGTCGCCCGAGGGCGACTTCACCGACTGGGTCTACAACGCCGACGGCACGACCAGGAGCAAGACGGCCTGGGGCTCGTTTGTCGAGATCGGCAAGGCCATCTCGATCTTCAAAGACGGCAGCATCGCCAACATCAGCGCGAACCTGGGCGAGCAGCACAAGGTCCGCAACTTCTACAACAACATCTTCAACCCGGCCAGCCGGCACGGCGACGTGACGATCGACACGCACGCGGTGGCCGCGGCATTGCTGCGCCCGCTGTCGGGCTCGGCCACGGAGGTGCTGCACAACTTCGGCGCTGGCGGTGCTGCCAGCTCGAGCGTGTTCGGCTCGAAGGGTACCTACGGCATCTACGCCGAGGCCTATCGCCGCGCGGCAGACCAGCGCGGTGTGCTGCCGCGCGAGATGCAGTCGATCACTTGGGAAGCGGTGCGCGGCCTGTACACTGCCGGGTTCAAGTCGCAGGCGTCGAACGTAGCCAGAATCGACGCAATCTGGGAAAATTACAAGAAGCGAAGGATCAGCCTCGATGACGCCCGAAACCAACTCCTCGAAGCCGCCGGGCGGATCAATCCCCCTGAGTGGGAAGGATCCGGTGCTGGAGCATCTCAAGCTCCGTGGGCTTCCTCTTACACGGGCGAACTACGTCAAGGCGGCGGCACTGACCGAGCCGCTGGACGCGGAGATCGAGGGCTACCTGCTGACGCTGCCGCTGGAGTCCTAGAGCAAGGTGCCGACTTAACCCAGTGGTCTGGCGGCGCACCGATCGTTGATCGGGCGCAGGCAGTCAACTACCCGTGGCGCACTGGCGAAGCGGTCGTCGTTCAAGCACTGCACGGGACGCTGGCCACCGAAGACTTCGACGTATTCCGCCCCAGTCGCGCCGAAGGCCAGGGCAAGGGCATCTATTTCTCGACTGACCCGGCCGACATGGTCGAGTTCTCCGAGGGAGCGGGCGGGAGGGTCATCCCGGTCTACGTCAGGTTGAGCAACCCATACGTGGACGGGGACAACGCCCCCGCCGGCGTGCGCGACGAAGAACGGTTTTTCGACGATGTCGACTACCGCAACGCCGAGCTGCAACGCCTCGGGTTTGACGGGGTGATCGCGCCGCAGGGCAACAACCTGCAAGGCACCGAGGTGTTCGTCTTCACGGCCCAGGCCGGGCAGATCAAGAGCATCTTCAACCGCACGCCGACCAACACCCCCGGCATGCTAGAGCAAGGCGCCCGCGGCACCTTCAACCCGCGCACGCTCGAGCTCGTCCTCAACCCCAACGCGGACCTCTCGACCTGGTTCCACGAGACCGGGCACTTCTTCCTCGAGGTGCTGGCCGACATCGCGAGCCAGCCTGGCGCGCCGGCGCAGATCGTCGAGGACATGAATGCGTTCCTGAAGTGGAGCGGGGTTCCCGACCTCGCCACCTGGAACGGCTACACCCTCGACCAGAAGCGCCCCTACCACGAGCGCTGGGCCGAGAGCATCGAGCAGTACGTGATGGAGGGCAAGGCCCCCAACGCCGAGCTGCAGCCGCTGATGCGCCGCTTCCGCGCCTGGCTGATCAACGTCTACGGCAGCATCAAGCAGTTCCTCGCCCAGCGCGGTGTGATCGCGGGCGATGGGCAGACGCTGGGGCAAAAGGCGACCGGCTTGGCTCGGGTGCAACAGGCTGCTATTCGGCAGTCGCTCTACAACGAAGACCCGATCGCGTATCACAAGGCCGAGGTTGCAAAGGCTGAAGACGCCTTAGCCGAAGTTGGTATTGAGGGGCTTCAGCGTGATGGAACGCTGACACTGTGGGGTGATGACGGCGAAATTGCCAGCCTGAGCATCTACGGCGAAACTCCTGCCGACCTGCCGCATCAAGAAAAGATTGAAGCTTTGCGGAAGGCGTATGCGGACTGGTCATACGGGGAAATGGGCTACACCCCCGACGACCTTGTCGGCGCCGACGAAGACCCGCTATTCCAGAGCGACCAGCCCGCCGGCCCCCAGATGGCCCTCAACGACGACATCCGCCGCGTGATGGACCGCATGCTCGCCACCGACGAGCAGATCCAGCAGGCCAACGAGGTGGCCGGCCTGGTGCCCGACGAGCAGGCCGATGGCGAGGCGGCCGAGCGCCTCCAGAAGCGCTCGATGGCCGATCTCAAGTGGGCCGTGAAGGCGCGCGACAAGGTCATCGCCAAGTTGAAGCGCGAGGCGCGCGAGATCGAGAAAGCCACGCGCGCCGAGGTCACGGCCGAGGTCGACGCCACGCCCGAGATGCAGGCCAAGCGCAAGCTCGACGAGATGCGCAAGAGTACGCCCGAGTACAAGGCCGCGCTCAAGGCCTGGCAGGAGCAGCGCCAGGCGGCCAAGGACGCCGCCGCGCAGACGATCCGCGACAGCCTGCTGGCCACCGAGGGCCAGGGCCTGACGGGTCTCAAGAAGGGCCAGTTCCTGGCCGGCAAGAAGCGCGAGATCGAGAACCAGGCCGAGGCCGCGGCGCTGCAGTGGGAGCGCGACAACGCGAAGCCCGAGCGCGCCATGGCCGGCAGCGACGCCGACGTGGCGGCCGTGGCTGACGCCTTCGGCTACGAGACGGTGGACGCGATGCTCGCGGCCATCGACGCGTTCGGCTCACGCGCCGAGGCCATCGACGCCCTGACCGAGCGCCGCATGCTGGAGGAGCACGGCGACCTGATCGACGAGCGTGCGATCCAGGAGGCCGCCAACGAGGCGGTGCACAACGAGGCCCGGGCCCGGTCCCTGGCCACCGAGCTGCGCACGCAGCAGGAGATGCTGGGCCAGCGCACTGACACCGGCGAGACCAACGCCCGCGGCGCCAGGATCACGGTCAACACGCTGCTGGAGGCGGCCCGCCAGTTCGGCGCCAACGTCGTCGCGCGCACGCCGCTGCGTGATCTCAAGGCCACGGCCTGGAAGCACACCGCCGCCGAGCGCCGCGCCGGCAAGCGCTGGCAGGAGCACACCGCCAAGGGCGAGACGGCCGACGCCGTCAAGGCCAAGCAGGACCAGGTGCTCAACAACGCCGCGGCCAAGGCGGCGCTCGACGCCGCGACCGAGGCCCGGAAGATCCTCGAGTTCTTCAAGCGCGTGGTGAAGGGCAACGACGAGAAGGTGGTCGAGAAGGGCCGCGACCCCGACATCGTCAACGCCGCACGCGCCGTTCTCGCCGCCTACGGCATCGAGACCCCGACCACCAAGGCCGCCGCGGCCTACCTGGAGGCGCTGCAGCAGAACGACCCGGAGACCGCCGCGGTGGTGGGCCCGATGATCCTGCAGGCCACGCAGAACGCGCAGCCGCTGGAGGCGCTCACGTTCGAGGAGCTGCAAGGCCTGCATGAGGCCGTGCAGGCGATGTGGTTCCTCGCCAAGCGCTCGCGCCAGATGGAGGTCGACGGCGACCTCATGGACATCGACGAGGCGGCCGACCAGCTCTACACCCGCATGGAGGAGATCGGGATTCCCGACACCGTGCCGGGCGAGACGGGCGCGCTGACCAAGGCCGAGCTGCTCAAGCGCGCCGTGCTGCAGCAAGCCCCCGCGCTGCTGCGCCGGGTGGAGCAGTGGGCCGAGGCCAAGGACGGCAAGTTCGGCGGGCCGTTCCTGCGCCTGATCTTCCAGCCAATCAAGGACGCGGCCGACCGCTACCGGGCCGAGCGCCTCGCGTACCGCCAGAAGTTCCAGGGCCTGGTCGACAACATCGCCCCGATGATGCCGACCACGACGATCGAGGCGCCCGAGCTCGGCTACACCTTCGGACGCGGGCACAACGGCATCGGCATGGCCGAGCTGCTGCACGCGATCCTGCACACCGGCAACGAGAGCAACAAGCGCAAGCTGCTGCTCGGCCGCGGCTGGGCCACCGAGAACCCCGACGGCACGCTCGACACGAGCCGCTGGGACGCGTTCATCCAGCGCCTGGCCAACTCGGGCGTGCTGCAGCGCGAGCACTTCGACTTCGCCCAGGGCGTGTGGGACCTGCTGGAGGAGACGAAGCCCCTGGCGCAGAAGACGCACCGCGACGTGTTCGGGCGCTACTTCGCCGAGGTCACCGCCGACAGCTTCACCGACCCGTTCGGCGTGGCGCGCCGCGGCGGCTACGTGCCGGCCCAAGCCGACCCGCTGCTGGTGCAGGACGCCGAGCTGCGCGACCTGCTCGAGACCGAAAACGCGGGCATGAGCTACGCCTTCCCGCAGACCAACCGCGGGTTCACGAAGAGCCGCGTCGAGTACAACCGGCCGCTCAAGCTCGACCTGCGCAGCCTGCCCCAGCACATCGACAAGGTGCTGCTGTTCAGCCACATGGAGTCGCCCGTGCGCGCGGCGGCCCGGCTGATCAAGCGGCCGAAGGTGAGCCAGCCCCTGGGGCGCATCGACCCGGCGGCCATCAGCGGCGTGCTCAAGCCCTGGCTGAACCGCTCGGCGCGCCAGACGGTGGAGACGCCGATCAGCGCCGACGCGGGGCTCAACCGCATGATGTCGACGATCCGCGGGCGCGTGGGCATGGCGCTCATGTTCGCCAACATCAGCAACACGCTGCAGCAGATCACCGGCGTGAGCTCGGCCGCGATCAAGGTGAAGCCGAGCCTGATGATGCGCTCGCTGGCCGAGTACATGGCCAGCCCGAAGAAGTTCTCCCAGGCCGTATGGGACGCATCCCCCTACATGGCCGACCGCGCCAGCAACGAGGTGGCGGTGCTCTCCGACACGCTGGAGAAGATCCTCATCAACCCGAGCGTGTACGAGAGCGCCGAGCAGTTCACGCGGCGCCACAGCTACTTTCTGCAGACCGCGTTCGACAACGTGCTCTCGCCCATCATCTGGCAGGCCGCCTACAACCAGGGCCTGGCCGAGGGGATGGAAGAGCGCATGGCCATCCGCTACGCCGACGGCGTGATCCGCCAGACCCAGGGCTCGACGCTGCCCGAGGACGTGAGCCGCATCGAGACCGGCCCGGCCTACGCGCGGATCTTCACGCAGTTCGTGGGCTACTTCAACATGCTGGCCAACACCAACGCCACGGCGCTCAAGCAGATCGCCCAGGAGCAGGGCCTGCGCAAGGGCGCGGGCAAGGCGTTCAGCGTGCTGATGCTGGGCCTGATGATCCCGATCTGGGTGGCCGAGGCGATCGCGCTCGCGTTCAAGGGCGGGCCCGACGACGAGGATGACGACGGCTACCTCGACGACTGGCTGGCCCAGGTGATCGGGTTCGGCACGATCAAGGGTGTGTTGTCGGGCATCCCGTTCGTGGGCGCGCTCGGCCAGTCGGTCGTGAACCGCTTCAACGACCAGCCGGCCGACGACAAGTTCTCGCTCTCGCCCACGGTGTCGGTGCTCGAGTCCGCGGCCGGCGCCCCGGCCAGCGTCTACAAGGCGATCGTCGACGACGCGAGCGCGCAGAAGGCCGTGCGCGACGTGGCCGCGCTCGTCACCGTCACCACAGGCCTGCCGGCCATGACCCTGGCCCGACCCGTGGGCTACGGCGCCGGCGTCGCGCAGGGCCGCATCGAGCCCACCAGCGCGGCCGACGCCGCGCGCGGCCTGGTGACCGGCACCGCCAGCCCTGAATCCAAGCAGCGGTAGCGTGTCCGTTGAGCGGGCCGCGCCGCCTACCATCCCGCGCAGGAGTCGACACCCATGACCGTACCCGCAACCACCCGCCGGGCCGGCCCGTACAACGGCAACGGCTCCACCACCAGCTTCTCGTTCAGCTTCAAGACCTTCGCCTCGGGCGACCTGCAGGTCACGAAGACTTCGACCACGGGCATCGAGTCGGTGCTGGTCAAGGACAGCGACTACACGGTCACGCTCAACGTCGACCAGGACACTAGCCCTGGCGGCTCGATCACCTACCCGATCAGCGGTAGCGCGCTGGCCACCGGCGAGAAGCTCACGATCGTGGGCGACCTGGAGTACGAGCAGACCACTGACCTGCTCGGCGGCGGCGCGTTCAACGCGCGCGTGATCGAAGACACGTTCGACCGCACGGTCATCCAGATCCAACAGCTCGAGGAGCGCCAGGATCGGGCCCTGACGCTGCCAGTGAGCGCGAACGCATCCAACCAGGTGCCGTTCCCGGAGCCCAACAAGCTCATCGGCTGGGACAGCGGCGGCACGGCGCTGGTCAATCGTTCCCCGTCAGACTTCGCCACGGTCAGCGCGTTCGCCGACTGGCGCACCGACGTGTTCAACGGCGGGTTGACCACGTACACGCTGACCGCTGACCCCGGCTCGGTGCACAACACAGACGTCTCCATCGGGGGCGTCACCCAGACCCCCGGTGTTGACTACACGGTCAGCGGCACCGCGCTGGTGTTTTCTACCGCGACCCCTGTCGGCACCGGCAACGTGGTCGTGCGCTACGGCCAGGCCGTTCCGCAGGGCACGCCGGTCAGCTTCCAATCGGTTGACGTGGTGCAGTTGGGCGCCGACCCCACTGGCGTGTCCGACTCATCCGCAGCGTTCGCCGCAGCTTGGGCCACGATCAAGACCACGGGCGGCAGCATTGTCATTCGTCCTGGCGTCTACGCGTTGGGGTCGCAGTGGGCCCTGGACATCGACACCGCGGCCCCGCACAACTACGAGATCGTCGGCTACGGCGCGACGATCAAGTCGGGGCCGGCTGTGACGGGCTGGGCCATCAGGGTCTACGGCAGCTACAACAACCACGGCCTGAAGATCGAGGGCTTGCAGTTCGACCAGCGCAACAACGTCAACGTCAACGGCTGCATCCTGGCGCAGGGCACCAGCAATCTGCGCATCGTCAAGTGCTCGGCCGAGCTGGCGCTGAACAAGCCCGGCTGGGCGGCCGTTCAACTCGAAGACCTCACCCCCGGCAACGGTGACACGGGTTGCTTCTGGACGCTGATCGACGGACTGACCACTCGTGCACGCACGGGCGTCGACCTGTTCGTTGCGCAGACTACGGCGACCACTACGCTGACCTCGGGCAGCAACCTGATGACCGTGGCCGCCGTGACGGGCACGATCGTTGTGGGCTACACGGTGTTCGATTTGGCTGGCGCGCCCGCCGGTGGCCTGGGGTTGCTCCCGGTAGGCACTGTCGTCATGGCGCAAGTGTCTGGCACTCCAGGCGGCGCAGGCGTCTACCGCCTGTCGAGCAACGCGCTCGGCAGCACGACCTCGGACACCGTGGCCTTTGCCAAGTACGCGGATTTCGGTGTGCGCATGGCCGGGGCGCAGAACGCGACCAAGATCGTCAACTGCTCGTTTGCGAGCGTAGTCGATGCGGTTCGCCTTGACCCCGGCAGCTCTACACCCGCGCTCGGTTGGCCCAGCGGCGATGTCGGGCACCCCAATGGCCTGCGCATTGAGCGCAACGACTTTGAGGGCGTGACCAATGCCATCAAGGTGAACACCGACTCGCCGGCCGTCATCATGCCGGTGGGCCTGATGGCCAAGAGCAACCGCGTCGAGGCGTCCTACTCGTACTTCAACGTCGGCAGCAACACGCCGTTCATCGCGGACGCGGCGACTTTCACCGGCAGCATCGCGGCTGGCACCAACGTCCTGACCGTGACCGGCATCACGGGCACCATCGCCGCAGGTACGGTGGTAAGCGGCGCGGGCGTGCTGACACCGGCCATCGTGCAGGCATACGGCACGGGCGGCACCACGGGCACTGGTGGCAACGGCACCTATGCCCTCAGTCTTACGCACGCGGCTGCAGTACCTGCCACGGCCATGACGGTCAGCGGTGTGCGCCGGCTGCCGGATCACAGCACGCCGCCAACCCTGGGGCCTGACTACGCGGTCACCGGGTCGTCGGACAACTACATCATCAACCCCAACGAGCAGATCGTATACGCGGCGCAGAGCACCTACTACGCCGACTCGTTCAGCCAGGTGGGCGGCCCGTCGGACTACACGATCATCGCGGAGGGCGCGGGCAAGAACCTCGTTGTGCGCAACCTGTCCTGGCAGTCGGGATGGAATACGGCGCACCTGGTCTTGGGCCAGCAGCATTACTGGTCGGATCAGAGCGGCAACTTCCGCATGAAGACCGGCGCACCGCTGTATGACACCGACGGGGCAGTCGTCGGCCTGCAGGGTGTGCCAACCAGTGCCCCGACAATGGGCAACCTGTTCGTCAACCCGTGGTTCAACCTCTACGGGTCGAACCCCACCACGGGTGTGTGGGGTGTCAGCGGCGGCCCGCCGCAGGGGTGCACCACCACGCCGGTGGGCGTGGTGTGGTCTGCCACGCCGCCCAGCCCGTGCCCCAACAACCCGACCGGCCAGGCCGCGCGCATCCAGTCCATCGGCACGACAGTCAGCAACGGGTTGATCCTCTCGCTCGACTCGGCGCAGTTCACCAACGGCGACACCGCCTCGTGCGGTATGTGGGTGCTCTCGCCCAACCTGAGCACGGCCAAGGCCGTCGTGTACGCGACAGACGGCGCTGGTGCGACCGCGGTGCTGGGCAGCAACACGGTGGCGAACACCTGGCAGTTCATCCGCTGGTCGCAACCCCTGACCACAAAGGCCAACGCCGTGGTCTACGTGGCCTCGGCCTCTGGCGCCACGTTCACGGCCACGGTGCCCTACGGCAGCAACATCATGACGGTGACCGGTGTCACCGGCACGATTGCCGCAGGCGCCACGCTGATCGGCGGCCCGACCATCACCGGGTTGGACATCCATCCGCTCGGGGCCAGCATCACGATCCAGGCCTATGGCACCAGCGGCACCACCGGCACGGGCGGCGCCGGCACCTACGCATTGAGCTCGGTGCTGACGCGCGAAGTGACGGCGCAGGTGATGAACACCGTCACCGGCTTCGTGACCAACACGGTGGTGTGGGCTGGCGCTTTCCACATGACACCTGGCGCGTTCGCCCCCAGCGTGGTGGAGGACAGCTTCGCGCAGCAGAACTACGCCTATCAGCAAACTCAGACGGGCGGCATTACCAGTCCAAACTTTGCGGACGCACTGGGCTACAAGGGCCTGCCCGTGAACTCGCAGTCGGCTGCCTATGGCTTGCAGCTAACGGATCAGGGCAAGGCGATTGTCCACCCAATTGGCGACAACAACCCGCGCACGTTCACGATCCCCGCCAACGGGTCGATCCCGTTCCCGGTGGGTACGACGATCACGTTCGTGAACATGATCAACACCGTGACTATCGCCATCACGACAGACACGATGTACCTCGCTGGGGCGGGCACCACGGGCTCGCGCACGCTGGCGGCATACGGCATGGCAACGGCGGTTAAGGTCACCAGCACGAGCTGGATCATCAGCGGGAACGGGCTGACATGAGCGGGGTTGTGCAGGGGCTGATTGGGTCGCTGAAGGCCGTGCTCTCCTCTGTTGAATATCTGGTCGTCGGAGGTGGAGGGGGCGGCGGCGGGAACGTCGGCGCTGGCGGCGGTGCTGGAGGTTTCAGGGCTGGCACGTTATCAATTTCTCCCGGCTCCTCTTACACCGTTACGGTTGGAGGCAGCGGCACTGCGGGCGCACCTTCTGGAAACCCCGCGAGCAGAGGTGGCAACGGGGGGAATTCCGTCTTTTCAAGCATTACATCTACGGGCGGGGGTGGTGGCGGCGGCGCAGACTTGCCCCCGGGACAAAATGGTGGTTCTGGCGGCGGCGGCACACTTGGCGGCGCCAATGGCACCGGGACCGCTGGAGAGGGAAGCAACGGAGGAGGGTCGGCGGGTGGGTCGTATGGTGGCGGCGGTGGTGGCGGTGCGAGTGCTACTGGCGCTGCGGGGAATCTTATATCTGGCGGCGTCGGAGCAGGAACGAACGGGGGAAATGGATCGTCCTCAAGCATTACCGGATCGGCGTTGAACTATGCGGGGGGCGGCGGCTCCGGTGGAGTAAAGGCGGCGGGTGGCACCGGAGGCTTAGGTGGCGGCGGCAATGGCGGCAATGGAAGCACGGGAACCCCTGCTGTTGCCGGCACGACAAACACGGGTGGTGGTGGCGGCGGGGGGTGGAATGACGGCACTTCTTTCACGGGTGGAGCGGCAGGCGGCTCTGGCGTGGTCATCCTCGCTTACCCGTCATCCTTCCCGGCCATCACCACCATCCCTGGCGGCCTGACCTACACCGTCTCGACCGTCAGCCGGCCCGGATACCGGGTCTACACGTTCACCGCCGGCACCGGCAGCATCACGATCTGATATGACACGCGACAAGCTCCTCCACATTGCCCTCGGCGCGCTGGCCATCGGCTGCGCGCTGCTGGCGCTCTTCATCCACGAGCGCTTCGGCCTCGGCCCGTGCCTGGCCTACACCACGACCGCCGTTGGCGTGCTGTACGAGGTGCAGCAGTGGTATCGCAAGGAAGGCCAAGTCGAGGCGCGCGACGCACTCGCAACCGCTGCGCCAGGCTGGGTGGCCTGGGGTGTTCTGACCATCATCTGAAAGTGCCCGATGGATTCGACCAGCATCTCCCCCGCCGACCTGCGGCGCATCGAGGAAAAGGTGGACAAGTTGACCGACGCGGTCATGCGCCTCGTGCTGGTCGAGGAGCGCCAGGCCAACCAGGGCCAGCGCATCGGCGCGGTCGAGCAGCGGGTCGCGTCCACCGAGACGTCGATCGGCAAGGTCGACAGCAAGGTCGACAAGTGGATCAACCGCGGCATCGGGGTCTGGGCGCTGGCAGCGGTGCTGTTCGCGCTGGTGCAGCTCGGCGCCAAGTTCGCAGGGAAGTGACATGCAGTTCGACACCGCTTTCGCTTTGCTCCTCGGCCACGAGGGCGACTTCTCCGATCACCCGGCCGACCCGGGCGGCAAGACCAGATACGGCGTGACCGAGGCCGTGGCGCGCGAGGTAGGCTACCGCGGCGACATGCGCGAGCTGCCCGTCGAGCTCGCCAAGCGCATCTACCTCGAGAAGTACTGGCGGCCCGTGCGCGCCGATGACCTGCCGCCAGGTATCCGCTACGCGGTCTTCGACGGCGCGGTCAACTCGGGCCCTGCCCAGGCCACGCGCTGGCTGCAGCGCGCGCTCGGTGTCGAGGCCGACGGTGTGATCGGGCCGCAGACCCTGGCCGCCGCCTACGCGGCCAACCCCGACGCGCTGCGCGCGCGCATGCTGGCACAGCGGCTGCGGTTCATGGCGGGCCTGCCCAACTGGCCCGCGTTCTCGCGCGGCTGGAGCCGGCGCGTCGCCGACCTGCTGGAGGCCTGATGGCGCACGACCCCCTCACCGCCGCGCTCGATGTGGGCGGCAAGCTGATCGACCGGCTGTGGCCCGACCCGGCCCAGCGCGACCAGGCCAAGCTCGCGCTCCTGGATCTTGCACAGAAGGGCGAGCTCGCCGAGTTCGGGGGCCGCGCCGAGATCATCAAAACCGAGGCGGCGAGCGAGCACTGGCTCGCGGCCAACTGGCGCCCGATCCTGATGCTCACCTTCGGCGGGCTGATCGTCGCGCGCTGGTTCGGCTGGGCTGCCCCCAACCTGTCCGAGGCCGAGTACCTCAAGCTCTGGGACATCGTGCAGCTCGGCCTGGGCGGCTACGTGATCGGCCGCTCGGCCGAGAAGATCATCCCGGCGGCCGCGGCCGCGATGAAAGGGAGGGAATGACCACCACTGTACCCGCCTCGATGATCGGGGCCTTCGTCACCCCTGAGACCTACGGCGCCGTGGGAGACGGTAGCGCCAACGACACCGCTGCGATCAACGCCGCGGCCACGGCCGCGGGCGACTGGGGCCAGGTGTTCCTGAACCCGGCCAAGACCTACCGCATCACGGCGAGCATCACGCCGCGCACCGGTCAGCGCTGGTACGGCGGCGGCCGGATCACCACCGCCAACGGGTTCAACTTCAACGCCTTCGACCTGGTCGGCAAGACCGACGTCACGATCGAGGGCCTGCGCGCGGAGTCGGGCACGCTGGGCGTGTCGTACAGCAGCGCCACGGCGCGCTTCGTGAGCGCCAAGAGCTTGAGCCACCGCTGCCGCGTGCTGCGCTGCCACGTCACGGGCTTCCAGTCGGCGGTGCAGCTCAACAACTCCACCGACTGCAAGGTGCTCGACAACGTGATCGTCAACCCCTACGGCTGGGGCGTGAACGTGCAGACCGACGCCGACTTCGCCGAGGTGCGCGGCAACCGCATCACGGGCGCGGTGAACGAGCACGGCATCTACGTGGCGGGCTCGAGCGGCAACGCGGTGCTCGGGGTCAAGGTGCTCGACAACTGGGTGTCGGGCAACCTGGTCGACGGCATCAAGGTGAGCTACGCCGACGACACCTTGGTGCGCGGCAACCACAGTTTCAGCAACGGCGGCGAGGGCGTCTACGTGACGGTCGGCGCCAACCGCACTGAGGTGGTCGGCAACCACACCTACAGCAACACGGGCAACGGCATCCTGGTCTACACCGGTACGGCCGGGGACACCCTCGACCGCAACCGCGTGCTCGGCAACGTGACCCGCAAGAACAACCTGCACGGCATCGGCGTGACCTACGCCGGCACGGGGGCGGTGGCGCGCACCTGGGTGCAGGACAACGACGTCGACGACAACGACCAGGCGGCGGGATCGAACCACGGCATTGTGCTGGGGGGTGGCGCCAACAACACCGGCGCGATCGTGCGCTTCAACCGGGTGTCGAACGAGTCGGTGGGCGTGCGGATCGTGACCAACGTGCCGGGTGCGATCATCGGTCGCAACGTCTACGTAAGCTGCACCACGGGCACCAGCGACTCGGGCAGCGGCACGGTGATCGAGACCTGAGCGTCAGTGCTTTTGCGGAAAAAAGTGCGTTTTGCGGAAATCGGAGTGCTCGTATGTTAGTCTGCACTCTCGAAATTCTCCTGCAAAATCAATGGTGCCCAGGAGAGGACTCGAACCTCCACGGAGTTACCCGCTAGTACCTGAAACTCTCGCGAAACGCTTTAGATTCAAGCACTTGCGATAATTTCCGTTCCGCAAAAAGCTCACTTCGACCCCTTGGAAATACTGGGCTTCCGGGGGATTGCGGAAATTTTCCGACCCTTCCCGGCCGCGTAGTGCTCGGTCATCGTGACGCTCGCGTGGCCCAGCAGCGCCTGGCTCGCCTCGATGCCGACCTGGTCGCGCAGATCGGCCGCGGCCTTGCGCCGCAGGTCCCTGAACTGGAAGTTCGCCGCGGCGTCGCCCACGGCCGTGCGCGCGGCCTCGAAGCGGCTGCGCAGCTTGGCCTTGCTCATGGGCTCGCCGTGCTCGTCGACCAGCAGCGCCAGGCTGCGCACGGCGAAGCGGCGCTTGCGATCGAGCATGCGCTCGACCAGGGCCTTGAGCTCGCCGGCCACCTCGATGCGCATCGGCTGGCCGGTCTTCTCCTGGCGGAACGTGAGGTGCCCGTCGCGGATGTCGGTCTCGCGCATCCTGAGCACGTCGGCGGGGCGCTGGCCCGTGAGGTAGGCGAGGTCCAGGGCGTCGCGCAGCGCGGCGCTGCCGGCCGCGTAGACGGCCTCGAGCACGTCGTCCTCGATGTACACCGCCTTGCGCCCGGGCAGGCGCTTGGTCTTGATCGCGGCGACCGGGTTGGCGGCGCAGAAGTCGCGCGCCATGGCCCAGCCGTAGATCATCGACAGCACCGACTTCTCGCGCAGCGCGCGGTGCCGTGACTCCTTGGAGCGCTTGTCGATGTAGAGCTGCACGTGGCTGGGCTTGACCTGGTCCATCGGCGCGTCGGCGAACGCGCGCATGAGCTTGTCGAGCGCGAAGCGGTAGTCGGCCTGGGTGCCGGCGCTGACCTCGGCGAACTGCGGGCTGGTGAGGTACTGGCCGATCGCCCAGCCCACGGTGATGAGCGTGGTGGGCGGCGCCTCGTGCAGCTCGGCCCAGCGCTGCACGGCCAGGACGAAGTCGGTGCCCAGGCTGATCTCGCGCCGCGGCCGGCCGCCGGCGTCGTAGGTGTAGTACGTGACGCTGCCCCGCACCCGCGCGCGCATGCGCGGGGGCAGGTTGCGGTTCACCGTGCGGTGTCTGCCCATGATGGTGTCCACCCCTTGACCGGCCCGTTGCGATCGCTCCTGGAGCCCTCCAGCACCGCGCGCGCCACCTTCGGCTGGCCGGCAGCGTTGAGGTGGAAGGGTACACGCTGGCGCTTGAGCATCTCCACCTGCTTGCGCCGCTGCCGGTAGCCCGTGAGCTCGACGACCTCGTCGTCAGTGAGGAACAGCACGGGGCACCTCGTGTGCTGGCGAAAGCACAAGCCACTGGCCGTCGGGCTGCAGCACCATGGGCGGATGCTCGGGGTGCGTGGCGACGACGCGGTTGCCGTCGGTCAGCGCCAGCCGCGTGCGCTCGTCCCAGCCTGGTGGCAGCTCGGCGAGGAACTTCACTTGCCGTCGTCGGTCGCGGCCCGACGCCTCTCGAGTTCGATCAGCAGGTCGATGTAGTGCTTGGCCTTCTCCAGGTCGGCGGTGCCGCCCTTGGCGCGCCAGCGCGTGACGTACTTGATCACGTTGCCCTCGAAGTAGCCGATGCCGTTGGCGTGGATGTACTCCACCGGCTGGATCGTCAGAGCCTTGTAGTGGCCGCCGGCCACCTGAGTGCTCAATGCGCTCATCGCTTTCCCTATCAAACAAAGTCGCGAAGAAATATTCGATCGGCAATGCCGTTGCAGACCACGCCGCAAGAGATGTCGGGCTCCTCTTCGTAGCGCCCGGCGTCAGGGTCTAGCTCGCGCAAGCTGATGCGCTTGCGCTCACCGCCCACCCTGGTCTGGTTGATGGTGCGACCGAGCTCTTCCTCGACCTGGGCCATCTTCTCGAACACGTCGGGGAAGTCGCGGCGAATCTTGTTCCAGTACCCCGCGCCACCCTTCACGCAGCCAATGCAGTTGTTGTTCTTGTAACCGAGCTTGTACATGGCGGGCAGGTCGATGCCTGCACTGGCCAGCAGCGCGAGGCAGTCGCGCTTGCCGATACCGTGGCGGATCAGCGGCACGTCGACATCGACCAGTGGGTTGTTTTCCTGGAAGTCCTCATAGCGTTCTTGCTCTTCGGCGGTGAACCCAAAGACTTGGCGGTCACCTGGGCGCTCGAAGGTGTTGCGCACACTTTTCTTGAGCAGGCGGGTGCACGCGGCACCGGTTGGGCCGACTAGGTAGCGCGTGCGCAGGAAAACCTCGTAGATGTCACCCCCGTACGGCTCGTTGCGAAGCACCGTGATCGGCACTCCAAACCACTTTTCGCACTCGGCCAGAAAACGCTTGTTGTCGGGGTGCTCCTGCATCACCTCGGTGTAGGCGACGACTAGGGGCAGGCGCCCGTCGTTGTCCTGGATGGCGAGCTTGGTGGCCACCGCCGAGGCGGCGCCGCAGGAAAACCAGCAGACGATACGGTCGATCATCGCTTTCCCTTCATCGCCTCGAGCAGCACGCTCTGCACGGAGGCCTTCGATTGCAGTCGCAGCAGCACGAGCTCGTCGACGGTGTCGCGCGCCACGATGCGGTGCACGTACACCGCGCGGTTGTGCCCGCCCTGGGCCTGGCGCGTGGGGCCTATGCGCTCGATGATCTGCTCGTGCTCCTCGAGGTTCCAGTTGAGGCCGAAGAACACGATGATGTTCCCGCCGTCCTGCAGGTTGAGGCCGTGGCCAGCGCTTGCAGGGTGAGCGAGTAGCAGTGGTATCCGGCCCAGGTTCCACGCCTGGATCGTTCCAGGGTCAGCATCCAGCGTCCGAGCTTGAGGGAACGCGCGCTGTAGTCGGGCGAGGTCACTCTTGAAATGGTAGGCCACCAGCACGGGCGTGCCCGCGGCTTCCTCGACCACCGACGCAAGGGCGTCAATCTTGGCATCGTGCAGCTCCTTCCATGTTCCCTGGTCGTCGACGTACAGCGCGCCGTTGGCGGCCTGCAGGCACTTCATGGTCTTGGCCGCGGCGCTGAACGCCTCGACCTCGGTGCCGCCGGCCAGCACCGTGAACATCTCGCGCTCAAGCTCGCGGTAGTGGCGCCGCGCGGTGGGCGGCAGCTCCACCTCGATCACGTTCTCCACCAGCGGCGGTAGGTCCAGGAAGTCGCCCGCGCGCACGGTGATCGTGAGGTCGCGCAGCCGCTCCTCGATCTCGGCCTGGGCGTGGGCCAGCGGCACGAGCTGGCGCGCGAAGCGGCTGGAGCCGACCTGCTTGGCCTGGAACCAGCGGTTCTCGAACGCGTTGAACGTGCGCCCCAGGCGCTGCCCGGCGTCGAGGAACCAGGCCTGGCCCCAGAGGTCGCGCAGGCCGTTGGGCGCGGGCGTGCCGGTGAGGTTGACCCAGCGGCGCACCTGCTTGTGCGCGACCTTGCCCAGAGCCTGGGCGCGCACGCCGCCCTGGCGCAGGCGGAAAGACTTCAGGCGCGTGCTCTCGTCGGCGATCACCGTCTTGAACGGCCAGCGGTCCCCGAGGTGCTCGACCAGCGCGGCGGCGTTGTCGTAGTTCAGGGTCACGAGGTCGGCCTTGTGGCGCAGGGCCTCGCGCATCGGGCCCACGCCGCCGGCGGCCACCTCGACGTGGACGTGGTGCAGGTGGGCCCACTTGCGCACCTCGTCGGGCCAGGTGCTCGAGGCCACGCGCAGCGGTGCCAGCACCAACGCCGGGAAGGGGTCGTCGACCAAGGCCAGCGCGTCGAGCGCGGTGAGCGTGGCCACCGTTTTTCCGCAGCCCATCCCCGCCCAGACGTTCGCGCGCTCGTGCTCGACGATGTGCTCGATGACGGCGCGCTGGTAGTCGCGCGGCTGGAAGTCCTTGCTCATCACCATATGCCCTGCAGGTGCGCGCCGTCGCCGCGGATGGGGCTCGACTGGCCGGGCTTCGACTTGGGGTCACGAGCCCGGTGCCGACTGTGCGTCTCCTTTGGCATGCGCATGTCGGCGGACGACGTCTCGCAGGAGACGAAGGTCTTGTGGCACAAGCTGCAGATGCGCCTGCGCCAGACCTTGCCGTCGCACGGGCGCGATTCCATGACTCGGCCTTTCGACTCACGATTGCAGTGCGGGCAGTTCATCAGAAGCTCGGGTTGTCCTGGCACCAGCACGTCTGGCCGCTGGCGTCGTAGCCGATGCCGCGGCAGTGCGGGCAGGCCGGCGTGCGGATGATGCGCGCGAGGTGCCTCTGCCCGTAGGCTTCGGCCAGCCGCGCGCAGCGTTCGCGCTCGACGGCCTGGGCCCGCTCGACAAGAGCGGCCTCGCCGCGCAGGCGGCGCAGGAAATCGGAGATCACTTCAGAAACTCCTCAACGGATTCGATGCTGTCGAGCACGACCACCAGCTCGCCGAGTCGGCGCATGCGGTTGTGCTCGCGGATCTGGTGCGGCTCGGGCGCGACGCCCGTGGCCTTGAGCTCGACCCACACGGCCGGTCGGCCGGGCAGCATCACGCGTCGGTCGGGCGCACCCGTGCGGCCGATCCACTCGGCCTTGCGGATCTCGCCGCCGAGCTCGCGCACGCGGCGCTTGAGGTGCGCCTCGACGTTGCGCTCCCTCACCGGAGCAACTCCACGAGCACGAGAGCCGCAGCGGCCACGGCCAGCAGCAACAGGATCGACACGACCAGGTCGCCCAGCACCACGCGCACGATGTCGTGCTTGGGCGGGAGCTCGCAGGCCTCGGGGGTCGGGCACGGCAGGCGGCCCTGCTCGCAGGGCCCGTGGCAGCTCCAGCACGGCAGCACGTCGGGCTCGGTGCTCTCGGGAATGATGGGCAGGATCTTCACGCCAGCCCCTTGAGCACCAAGATGAGGAAGACGAAGGCCAGCGCGAGCATGGCCTGCTCGGCGCGGCGCGCGGTGGCCTGCAGCCAGCGCAGGCGCTCGAGCTTGGAGGGCCCCTCGATCGGGTCCATGTCGCCGGCGCTCCACGAGCTCGCGTGCGTGCGGCCGTTGATCAGTTGCCGGTAGGAAGGAAGCTGGTTCACGTCAGTCCTTTCAGAAGAGCGCCGGTGGCAGGTCCTGGACGTTGCGCTTGCGCGGAGCTGCGCGCACCGGCCGCAACGCGGGCGGCAAGCACGGGTAGTCCAGCGGCTTGAGCGGAAACGGCCAGTTCCTGGTCGGCAGGGGTTTAGCATCCATGGTGTGATTGTGTAGCAAACGCTAAAGCATGCCGCAAGGGTAATCCCTAAATGAGCGGGCAGCCGCCCACGTCGGCCAGGATCTGCAGCGCCTCGCGCTCGTACCAGCCGTGGTCGATGTCGGCGGGCACCGCCTCGGGCAGCTCCATGAGCGCGCGTGCGCCCTCGCTGCGCGGCACGGTGTAGCCGTTGACCTGGTAGCGCAGGGCGCCCTCGACGCCGCGCGCGTAGTACCAGCGCACGGTCTTGCCCAGGTACTGGCCCGCCTGGTCGACAGCTCCACCCTTGACGGTGCGCACGGTGACGAGCTTCCTCACGTCTGTGCAGGCCCTGACCGTGTCCTCAACGGGCGTGCCGTCACGCAGCCAGCGCACCGCGGCCTCGATGGCCACGGCGTTGGTCGGGTTCTTGGCAAGCGACTCCTGCGCGTAGGCGCCCTTGAGCTTCACGCCGCCGTCGGGCTTGAGCGCGATGTAGTTGTTGACGTCGCGGCTGTAGATGGCGCGGTAGGGCGACTCCTCGGTCTCGAACCCGGTGCGCTTCTCCCAGCGGCGGATCGTCTCGCCCATCACGCCCAGGTCACCGCGGTGCGCGCGGATCACGATGCCATCGGTGTTGGCGCTCACGACCCGGATGCCCTCGGCCTCGAGATCCTCGATCAGCATCAGCAGCGCGAGCTGCCCGGTGACGGTGGTCTGGATCAGCAGATCGGGCGAGTAGAGCTTGCTCCACTTGCTGCCGAGCTTGCCGAAGCTGCCGTTGATCGTGATCTTGAGCGCGTCGGCGGTGACCTTGTCGCCCGCGGCCTTGGCCGCCAGGCGCCGCTCGACGATTGTCTTGTAGGCCGTCAGGAACGCCGGGCCCATGGCGCGTGGCGCCAGGCCCAGGCGCAGGATGATCGACGGGTAGTAGCTCGCGACGTCGCGGTCGACGAGCACGTGCTCCTCGTCGGCCTCCACCGCCTGGGCCGTCTCGCTCGAGTGCAGGCCGCCGATGCCCAGCCGGTAGACGCCGGCGCCGATCGTCACCGCCTGGCCGGCCAGGGCCTCGGGCTCGGCCACGCCGCCGCTGTCCTGCACGACGAAGTCGGCAGCCTCGATGGCTGCGAGCGTGTCCACGAGCTCAAGCGAGCGGAACTGCACCCAGCGCGGGGCGCGGTAGTGGTAGCTGGTGCCGGGCTCGATGGCCTGGCGCACGATGGGCTTGCCGGTGAGCAGCGTGACCTGGTGCGCGAGCACGGCCTCGGCGATCTGCGCGTCGGACTTGCTGCGCAGGTCCAGGTCGTACTCGGCCGACATCCTCTCGCGCAGCTCGAGCTGCGGCAGCAGCCGCCGGTACAGAGTATCCGTGAGCGCGAGGTCGTTCCGACAATACTCTCTCAGGCGGGCGCGGTCGGCAGGGCCGATGCTCGCCTGCGGATCGTGCGGCAGGTCCTGCAGGCGCTTGCAATGCAGCCGCCCGCCGTAGGTCTTGAGGCCGGCAATGCCCGGGGCGACCTCGATCAGGTCGATGTGGTCCACGCGCGGCAGCCGAATGCCCCAGGCCTGCTCGAACTGCCAGCCCTTGTAGCCGCGGCCGATGATGGCCTGGGCGGCCTTGTGGATGCGCTCGGTGTCACCCGTGGCCAGCGCCACCGCGAGCACCGGTAGGTCGAAGTTGGCGCTGTTGAACCCGACCAGCGTCTTGCCGCGCATCGCGGCCTTGAGCGCGTCGACGTCGAGCGGCTGGTCCGGGTGCGTCTCGATCTCCAGCACCGCGCCCGTGGCCTGGTCCAGGAACGAGGCCAGGAAGTAGTCCCGGAAGACCTCGGTGTCGAAGATGACGACGGGCTTGCTCATGGTGTTCCGTGGCCCGATTCCCCGGCATCGGCGTTATCAGCTTGCGTCGCACCGCGCCGTGCTAGGCGCCGCTCCTGTGAACTGCGGCGGGTAGGAGCGGCGCCGATGCCGGGGCGGGGTCCTTCGGGGGCCAGCCGAGGGGAGGAGGTATAGGTGCGACCCGCGTGTGTGGTGGGGCGGCGGGATCTCCCCCGGGTACTCCCAGAGGCGCCGCCCCGTGACTGTCAGACCAGCTCGGATTCCTCGAGCTCGTCGAACTCGTCGGCCGCGGCCGGGCGGCCACCGCCGAAGGCCTCGCCGTCGCGCACGAACTGGATGCCACGCAGCGTGGCGTTCACGCGCTTGCCGTAGGCGTTGTCCTGGGCCCAGACCTCGACGCTGGCGTTGACGTAGCAGCCGGCGTAGATGCGCCCGTCGCGCTCTGTGATGGGCTGGCGCTGGCCGTCGACGACCGTGGGCCGGGTCTTCGACCGGGCCGCGACGAACATCATCCCGGCAAAACCGTCGTAGTCGGGCTTCTCGTCGCCGTCGCGCAGGCAGACCTTGCCGGTGGCGCGCAGGGCCTTGAGCTGGGCGTCGCCCTTGGCGCCCCACTTCTCGCGGGCCACGGCGGCCAGGGCCTTTTCGACGACCTCGGCCTGCTGCGGGTCCATGATCAGCGTGGCGCTGTAGGCGGGCTCACCCTCGCCGTAGCTGGAGGGCTCGAACAGGGACGGGAAGGCCAGGCGCACGTTGCGCAGCATCAGGCGGCCGGCGGGGGAAGAAGCAGGGGTTGCCATGGTGTGGCTCCTTTCAGGTGGTGGGGGATGCCGCGACGGTGGGGAATTCCTCGGCCACCGCGCGGACGACGATGGCTGGACGGGGATCGGAGGCGGGCGCCACGTTGGGCTTGCCCGAGGGCTGGTACACCAGCTCCTGCAGGCTGGCCCACTGGCGGGGCCCAAGCGCGCCGGCCTTGGCTAGCTTCTCGGCGCTGGTGGGCGAGATCAGCTTGAGGTCGTAGGCCTGCTCGGTGGTCAAGCGGAACTTCTTGCGCAGCAGCTCCTCGGCCGCCGTCGCATCGGTCCAGGCGCGTGCACCGCGCTTGCCGGGCACGAGCTTGAAGCCCGGCACCGGCAGGCCGTCGGCCAGGCGGCGGTGCGCCTCGGCGCGCACGGCGCTGCACCAGTCCTCGATCAGGTCGACGCGCGCCAGTGCGGCAGCGAGCCAGTCCTCGGGCGCGTGCTCGTCGGGCGCGCTGACGTAGGCCGCGGCGAACTCGTCGGGGCTCGCCGGCGTGATGCCGAGCACGGTGTCGGCCACCGCCTCGCGCAGCGCCGGGCAGTTGGCCTTAGCCGGGCAGAACCGGCACTGCTCCTCGCCCGGGTTCAAGTGCCCGACGCTGAAGTCGGCCACGGCCTCGAGCACGCGCCGGCAGGCGGGCGCGGCCTGCTCGCGGGCCCAGGCGCGCAGGTCGTCGACCCACAGGTCGTGCTCCTTCACGCCGCCGTTGCGCGGCTGCACGATCACCAGGCGCACGCGCTCGATGTCGGCGACCTCCTCGGCGATCGTCAGGCAGCCGATCGCGTAGGCCTTGAGCTGCGAGGAGTCGGCGTCGACCTCGACGCCGCGGCCGGTCTTGAGGTCGACCACGATGAGCTCGGAGCCGCGGATCACGAGGGCGTCGGCGGTGCCGAAGCCCTCGTGCTCGGGCGGCAGGCCCAGGTGCGGGCCGAATTCGACGCGCTGCTCGACCAGGATCGTGCCGTCGGGCCCGGCCACGTCTCGCACGTAGTCGGTGTAGACCTTGGCCACCTCGACCATCTCGTCGTCGACCACGAACGTGAACCCATCGGCCTGCAGCGGCTGGCCCAGCACGCTCGTGTAGACCTCGTCGCCCTGGTCCAGCGCCATCGAGGACAGCGTGTGCGTGCCCACGCCCCAGGCGCTGTACTGCGTCGAGGTGCGCGGGATGTCGGCGGCGAGCACCGCGCTGCCCGGGCAGGCGAACAGCCGGTCGAGCTTGCTCGCGCTGAAGATGCGGGCGTGCTCCACGTCAGGCCCCCAGCGCACCGTTGACAAGCTCGAGCGCCTCGGCCCACTTCTCCGGGGGCATCACCTTGTAGCTGGCGAAACCCATGCCGGTGGCGATCGCCTGGGCGGCGCCGCGGTCCTTGGCGTAGAGCGCGAGCACCGCCTTTTGCAGCGTCGGGTAGTCGACGCCGGGCGCGGCCGCGGGCTCAGGGGCGGCGGGCGCAGCGGCCGGGGCTGGGGCCTCCACGGGCGGCGCAGTAGCCGGGGCCGGGGCAGCCACCGGCTCGGAGGCAGGCGCCGAGGCCTTGGCCGGCTTCTGGGGCTTTGGGGCGGGAGCCGCGACCGCCGGCGCGGGGGCCGGGCCCACCACCGTGGCGCTCGCCAGCTCGGTGCCGGCGAGCTTGGCGAACAGCGCCGCGGCTTGCGCGACGTCGGAGAAGTTGAACGATACGGAGATCACGGGATTCCTCCTTTAGCAGTTGCGGAGTGTGGACTGTAGCGGATGCTACAGCATAGGGCAAGGGTTGACCCAACGCACGTGTGCGCAGGGTCAGTCGGAGATCAGTTGCTGAAGACGGCGCCGTCGGCCAGGACGGGCACGAGGTTGCCGGCCGGGATGCGGCGCACGCTGCTGCCGGTGAGCGCGTCCTGCACCCAGGTGCCGTGGAAGTCGACGGCGACGATGCCGCCGCGCACGTCGACCACGGTGCCGCGAGCGCGGGCCGCCTTGTGCTGGTCGTAGGCCAGGCGCAGGACCGACTGCGAGAACGCGACGCGCTGGCCGGGGGTGAACTGGAAGCGGGGCATGGTGAGCTCCTGGTCAGGGGTTGGCGCACAAGCTGGTCAGCTTGTGGATTTCCTTGATGGCATCGCCGAGGACGGCGATGTGTTCGCGGCGGCCGGCCCAGCGCTTCACGGTGTCGCCGAAGACAGACTTGCGCGTGTCGCGCAACACCCACCAGTCGGGCTCCATCTCCAGCGCCCCCTTGAAGACGACCGCGCCGTTGGCATCCATGAGGACGATGTCCGTCCAGATCGAGGTCTCGCTGCTGATTTGCACGTTCATCACTTCACTCCTTGCGTCTGCGCAGCACCACGCAGCTTGGCGGCCCACTCGGCGTAGTCGCGCGCGTTGCGCTCGTGAACGCGAATGGACTCAACCGACCCCCAGCGCAAGCCGCGCTTCGCCTTGGCGTTGGCGCGCTCTTCGGCCGCCAGTTTTTCCCAATACTCGGGCGTCTCCAATGGGTGCTTGGGCATGGTGCTGCTCCTGGTTGGGTGACACTGGCCTGCCTCGGGGCAGGCCGCTGGCACCGCAGCGGGGGCAGGTCAGAGAACGCTGTACGCGCCGGCCCAAGAAGCTCCGAGGCGCCAGTTGGCCAGCTTCCAGTCCCAAGAGTTGGTCTTGCACACCTTGGCTAGAAAGCGCTCGGCGCGCTCGCGGGTCGCAAAGATCGCGTTGTGAGTGATCGGCTCCCACAAGGAGTCAGCGCAGTCACGGATCAAAGCGCTGACGCTGTAGCCGAGCAGGTCGCGCTTGAAGTAGACGGGGGTGACTTCTACGTTGCGGATGCCCATTTTGTTGCTCCGGTTGCGTTGTCGATGGCTTCGACTGTAGCAAATGCTAAAGGCATCGACAACAAAAAACCCCACCGGCTCGTGGGGTTTTATCCGGGCAAGGCGGTCAGCGCGACAGCGTCACGATCAGGTCGATCACCAGGGCCAGGGCCAGCACGCCGGTGAGCATGCGCTGCAGACGAAGCTGCTGGCGTATGTCCGCGAGCGGGTCATCCCACAGGCCGCCGTGCTCGACCAGGTACTTGATGCGCTGTTCAATTTCAACGTTTCTCATTTTTCCTCCTTATGCAATAGCGAGACAAGCCGCTGCAAGAACGCCTCGTCGATGCGCCCTGTCAGCCGGTACCGATCGTAAGCGAGCGACACGATTTGCGCGTAGGTGGCCGGTGCCGGTCTGAGAGATGAGTCACGCAGCACAGTGGCAACCGCCGTCACGCACTCGGTCAGGCCCTGGTCGTCCAGCGTGTCGGGCACCGGCGCGTGCTCCTGGTCCATCCAGCCGATGGGCAGCTCGAGCTTGGCCTCGATCTCGCGCGCCACCTTCTCGCTGATCTGGCGCGACGGGTTGGGCCCGGCGATCTGGGCGATGTAGCTGCCGTTGGAGTGGCCGAGCTTCCTCGACAGCGACGTCGGCCCGCCCCACTGGCCCATCAGGGTGCGCAGGTTGTCGCGTCGGATGTCGTAGATCGTCCTCATTGCAGCAAATGATAGACCGCCCGCCCCGGAACGAGGCGCTCGGTAGCCTGACACGAAGAAACACTTGATGTAAAGCCTTTACTGTCTGCTACAGTGACGGAACGCAATATCCCTCACGAAAAGCATGAACAGTCTGAAGTTGTGGATGCGGGCGGCCACGCCCGACGAGCAGGAGCTGCTGGCCGAGCGCGCCGGCACCAGCCGGCAGTACCTCTACCAGCTCTCCGGTGGCTTTCGGATCTGCAGCGCCGAGCTCGGTAGCTGCATTGAGCGCGAGACGCGCGTCATGGCCAAGGCCTCCAAGGCCCGGCTGCCGGTGGTCTACCGCACCGACCTCGTGCCGGCCTGCCGCGCCTGCGAGTACGCGCACAAGTGCCTCGGCGCCCGGGCGATCGCCAGCGAGTTCCCGATCGTGACCGGCGAGATGCTCGCCGAGACCGAGGGCGGCACGGCCGACTGAGCGTGAGGTTCGGATCTGTCTGCAGCGGCATTGAGGCCGCGAGCGTTGCGTGGGGGCCGCTGGGCTGGAAGGCCGCGTGGTTCTCGGAGATTGAACCCTTCCCCAGCGCGGTGCTGGGGCATCACTACCCGGAGGTGAAGAACCTGGGCGACATGACGCAGATCCCGGCGCTGATCAAGCGCGGCGAGGTCGAGGCGCCCGACATCCTGTGCGGCGGCACGCCGTGCCAGGCATTTTCCGTGGCCGGTCTGCGCCGGTCCCTTGATGACGCCCGCGGCAACCTGTCGCTGACCTTCTGCGAGATCGCCAATGCAATCGACTCAGTTCGCACTCTTCGGGGAGAGCCCGCCAGCATCGTGTTCTGGGAAAACGTCCCAGGCGTGCTCTCGACATCC